CGCAGACCTGGCGGAGATGGAGGACGACGGCATGCAGGAACGGGTTTGTGCCCGTGCCACGACCGGCGAGCGGAAGCTGGGCAGCGCGCCCCTCAATTATATTACGCCGCGCGGTCAGAATTGGTTCAAGTACGATGAATGGGAAGAGATTACCGATGACGAACAGTTCTGGCTGAAGGGAGCGGCGCAGATCACCCAGAAGGAACTGGAGGCAAGTAATTTTTACACTTCATTCATTGCTACGGTTATTGACCGTATCGGCACGGGCACGGGGCTGATGATGTCCGAAGAGAATATCAAGAAAGGCTCGCTTGTGTTCACTCATGTTCCTGCCGGCACTTATGGTCTTGCGGAGAACGAGGATCACGAGATTGACACGGTGGTGCGCAAGTTCAAGTACACCGCCCACCAGGCTGCTGCCGCTTTTGGAGAAGATGCTTTAAGCGGCGCTATTAAAGACGCCTTTGGCGATCAGACGCGAAGGTACACGCAGCAGTTTGAGATTTGGCATCTCGTTCTTCCCCGGGACGTGCCTCCGATGGGCAACAGGAACCTGCCGCCGGAACAGATGAGTTGGGCGAGCGTGTATCTGGATCCGGCGGAACAGCACATTATCAAGGAGAGCGGCTATTACGAGTTTCCCTACATGGGTACGCGCTTCATTAAGTATGGAAATGATGTATGCGGAGAAAGCGCCCTGGCTCCCATTGTGGACACGATTGAAGACAGCTTGCTGATGCAGGAAGCCATGAAGGTGGCCGGACAGGCGGCGGCCTTTCCCCGTGTGCTGCTGACTTCGGACATGGTGGACGAGGTGGACATGAGGGCCGGGGGGATGACGGTCCTTCGTCCGGAGGACATCAAGAGCGGGCTTCCAAGAGAATGGGCCACGGCCACGGAGTACACGGTGGGCAAGGATTTGCTGGAGATGTACAATGCCGAGATCGACGATGCCCTGTTTGTTTCCGTCCTTCAGGCAGTCAGCCAGGTGGAACGCCAGATGACGGCCCTGGAAGCCAATCTGCGCGATAATGAGCGGATGATGACTTTTACCCAGAGTTTTACGCAGTTTACGTCCGATATCCGCCCAATGATGGAGCGCGTGTTCTGCTCCCTGGAACGCCTGGGCAAGTTTCCAGAAGATGGAAAGCCGCAGGGATTGTTTGTGCCCCTGGACGAGTACGGAATCAAGATGAAGATTCTGGCTCCCGGAGTCAAGTACATCAGCAAGATGGCCAAGGCGCTGGAACGCTACAAGTTGAGCGGGCTGGTGGAGACGCTGGGACATGCCGTCAATCTGGCCCAGACGACGGGAAATCCCGCATGGATGGATCCGTTTGATGAAAATAAGTCTATCCGGTATATCGCCGACGAAACCAACGTGCCGGTGGAGTGCATGCGGAAACCCAAGGATTTGAAGGCTCTCCAGAAGAAGCGTGAGGAAGAAGCCGGCGCGATGCAGCAGGCCAAGATTGCCCAGATGATGGCCGCCGCCAACCGGGACAATGCCGGGGCCGCCAGCCAGGAAAGCAACCTTTCAGCATAACAACCATGAGAAGGAATACACAGCAGGAAGAGACGAAGCGGAAGCTGGCCCAGCGCCGGCGCATTTTACGGGAAGGCATTTCCGACGAGGCCATGAAGGTGTTGAAAGAACATTTCGAGATAGGTCTTCCGGTGTTTCTGTTTGCCGACAAGCAGGGCATTCCGTTGAGCGGAGACCCCCAAATGCTGACGCTGATGGCTGCCAGGCGCGACGGGCAGCTTCATGTGATCAAGTGGCTGGAGCAGGAGCGTTCCAGGACGCCGCTTGAAGACAGTTCTACAACCACCAATAATTAAATATTATGCACCATATCATTACCATGCGAACGACCGTGCTGCGTTATCCAGAACCTGCGGATGCAGGAGGCGGACAACCGGCAGCAGATTCCAATCAGGCGCCCCAGGGCGGAGCCCCCGCGGCCCAGCCTCCGCCCCAGAATACGGATGGAGGCAATCAGCCCCTGCCCGGAGAGGGCGGAGATCCGGCCCCGACACAGACGCCAGATCCGAACAGCGCCCCCAGTGACGTGAATCCTTTCGATTTTACGCTGGAGGAATCCCCTGATCCGGCCCAGCCTCCGGCAAACGGAGACCCCGGAGACGAGTATGTTTTGGAATTGGGCGAGTCTTTTACCGGAACGGATGAAACCCGTTCCATGATTGCCTCCCATGCCAAGGCCAACGGGATTGCTCCCGATGCCGCCGGGGCGTTCGTCACCCAGGTGTGCGATTCCCTGCTTGCCTCCCAGCGGGAGGCGGACAGGCAGGCTCTGGAGTCCCTGAAGAACGAGTGGAAGGGTGAGTTTGAGGGGAATATGGCCGCCACCAAGCGCTTTATTGCCGATGCGGTGAAGCGAGGGGGGATGAGCAGGGAGGATGCCCAGGCTCTGATGAATCCGCATGTGTTCCGTCTTTGCAACGTGCTGCGCGGCATGGTGGGCGAGGAACGGACGCGCGGCGCCGGACAGGCTGCCAGCGCCCAGTCCCGCCAGCAGGAGATGGACGACATCATCAATAATCCGGATAATCCCTATCACAAGGATTTGTTCAATCCCGGCAGCAAGGGCTACAAGGCCGCCGCCGAGCATTTTAACAGGCTGGCCGGCGTTAAGATCTACTAGCTTTTTTTCTTTTTATTGGGCTATTGCGTATGGTGGCGGTGTCACGTGACATCGTCACCATTTGTTTATGTCCAGGTCTCGTGTGCAGTAAGGATGCAACAAGCAAAGCAACACATATGAAGATTGAAAAAGCTATCATAGACATGTACGAGAAGACGCGCACCCAGCAGCTCATTGAAGAGCTGCAGCAAAAGGTGTCCGTCTTGACTCCGTTCGCCCGCGTCATCCACGGCTGCAACGGCAAGATGTACCAGATTCCCGCTGTCGGTTCCACGGAACTTAATCGACGGACCACCCGAATGCAGGAGATTGAAGCCACGGAGTTGGAGTTCGGCTTGCGCAACATGAAACCTCAACTGTTTGAAAAGTTCCTGAAATGGTCCACGGACGATGAAAAGTTTCTGGCCAATCTCCCAATTAACGCCACTACGATGGTCACACAGCTTACCAATGCGGCCGAGCGCGTAAAGGATGATGTCCTGCTGGGCACGTGTGTGGATATGGACGAGGATTCCGATACCTACGGAGAACACATTATCCAGACTCCGACTTCCATCATGGCCGATGCCGTGGACGGATCCCCCTACAAGGGCGGCACTACAGGAGGGTTGCTGGGCGACAACTACGTGGGGGACATGGGGTCCGAGAAGGAAGCTCTTCCCCAACAGCCGTATGTCCGCGGTGAAGGGCTTATTACCACCTGGGACGAACTCACCGAAGACTTGGACATCGACACCAAGAAGACCAATGTAGTTCCGGTCAATTATACTCCGGAAGGTACGCTTACCCCCAGCGGCATTACGATTGATAAGCTGCTCTTTGCCAAGACCTGCATGCAGGCCCGCTACGCTCTCAATGGCGGCGGTACGTTGTGTATGGCCATTACGCCCCAGCAGGCATTCGATATGATGCGTCTGGATAAGTTGCAGAATATCGACTACGGCTTCCAGGCATTGAAGACCGGCTTCATCAGTCCGCTGCTGGGCATCCGCTTCCTGATTACGGATTCCCTGCCGCTGGTCAATGTTGGATCGTCCAGCGCCAAGAAGTATGTGCGCGTTTGTCCGATGTGGCGATCCGAAGATCTGGTGTACGGTATTTGGGAAAATGCCAAGTTCCACATGCGCCAGCCGGATAATTACATCGACAAGCTACTGGCTGGCGTGACCTTCGGCATGGGCGCGGCCCGTACCAGGGAGGAAACCGTGATTTCCATCCACTGCGAAGAGAAGTTCTCCGTGGCCTAATCCGAAAATATTGATGTGGTTCGCATGCAGACGGGCGGCTTCGGCTGCCCGTCTTTTTTGTCATACGGATGTTACAGAAGCGTTACAGAACTATGTAAATATTTGATTATAATTTATTACAAACCCATCATCCGCTCCATTTTTTTTAATCCCGGCCGGTTTGATGCGGGAATAATGAGTTTGCCTGAACAGTGATATTTCCGTTTAATCGTTTGAAGGTGCGGAAGGAGGATATGGCGGTCGTTTATTTCTGCAGAGGTGAAACAAGAGCCGGATATCTTGTTTGCAGCGGGGCCTTATGCGCTGCCCCGCCTTTGTTGATCTCCTCCGGAAGGAGAGGAATTATTGCGGAAGTCCGCTTTCCTGAATGACGGGAGTTTCCCTTGGAAGGACTTTTCTTTTTAAAAACAGAGCTGTCAAATATTTACGGACCGGTTCATCATAGAGTTTCAGGCAGAGCCAGGCCAGCAGAATGCTTCCAATGACGACGGCCAGGGCTCCGGGAAGTGAGTCCAGGAAGGAAAGCTTTTCGTTTTTCACCCACGCATAGTACAAGTAGATGAACGGGTAATGCACCATGTACAGGGGGTAGGAGATGTTGCCCAGGAAACGGCATATTTTATCCGTATAGGGATTTGTAATTTTGCCGGAAGCGCCAAAGAGGAGGATGAGCGGGAAAAATACCGCGAAGCACGCTGTTTCATAGAGGCTGTTCATCCAGAAAGCATTTTGTCCTCCCAGCCGGGGAACGGCCAGCAGAATGGCAAGGGACAGACTGCATAACCAGAAAGAATTTTTGACGTTGAACGGCTTGAACAGCCGGAACAGGAGCAGCCCGGCTGAAAAGGAGTACAACAGGCGCAGGGAGCCACCCGTCCATTCCGTACCGGTCATGGAGAATCCGGAGCATATGTCTCCGTTAGGCCCCCAGAAGCTGAAGGAGGCAAGGCCGCACCCGGCCGAGACAACCAGTATTGCCAGGGAGCGTGTAGAGAGTTTCCGGATGAAGAGGGCATAAAGAAGGTTGCCGATGTATTCAAAGAACAGGGACCAGCTCGGGCCGTTGAGCGGGTACATTTCTCCCAGCCCCCGGATTTCCATGCCGGGAGAAGACGGAATGAGCAGAATATTGACGAAGGTAGCGGCGAACAGGGAAATGACCGCTACCTGCGATACATCCCATACGGGGCAGCCCTGGAAATAGAAGATAAGCTCGCCGATGAGCGCCCCTATCGCTACCATGGGCTGCAGGCGTATAAGGCGGCGTTTGATGAATTCCCTGGTCGTCATCGTTTTCCAGCGGTTGTCATAGGCGTAGCCGATGACAAAGCCGGAAAGCATGAAGAAAAAATCGACGGCCAGGTAGCCGTGGTTGATGATTTGGTCCACATGGCTGGTGGCGTAGGCTTCAAAGATGTGGAACCATACGACGACAATGGCGGCTACGCCGCGCAAACCGTCAAGAATGTGGTAGTGGTGTTTTTCACTGCCTGGGGGAATGGGAGAATGCTGCGTTTTCAACATGAGAGAAGCTGTTGTTCGATGCTGTTTTTGTTTTAATGTGAAAAACCGGCTGTTCATTTCCGCCTTTCCGGTAGATGCAGGTTCTCCGGAGGCACAGTTGTTGAGCTGACTAAGCAAATACCCTTCTTCCCGGCAGATTCTTTCAACAGGCGTTTCCTGTCTTATCCGCCGGCAGGGCGATGAGCGGAACGAACGGCGGTTTTCCGGAGGGAAGAATCGCTTATGGCTCCGGAAGATGCAGGCAACCGGGAAACCCGTCAGGATGGAACCGTTTTTGTAAGTCTGCCGAGAAGAACAGGGTGTTGCTTGCTGCCCGTCCGATTTCCGGAAACAGGAGTTTCCTGCCCGCTTTTCTGCGCTGAGGCGTTTTTTCCGGAATGGGAAAAGGGCCTGGCAGGGGCGAATGCTCAGCCTTTGCGGTAGTTTACAAGGGTTTCCATATATATTCCGGAGATACTGCCGCCGTCCATGGGGGTTATGTCCTTGAATGCAGGGTTGATGGGCTGCAGCACGTATTCCGTTTTTCCTGTTTCCGCGTTTTTCCTGCGAATCAGTTTTTTCAGGGTAACGCCGCGTCCGTCGTTGTATTCCACGATGGTTCCCGGTTTGGGGATGGGCGGGACGGTATGGCGCCGCATAATTACCAGGGAGCCGTCCGGGATGAGGGGTTCCATGGATTTCCCTTCTACGCGGACCACGTATTCGTTTTTACCCAGGGGCCTTTCCATGTAAATGGTAGACGGGACGGTGTCGCTTTCCGCAAGAGAGCCTGCGGCGATGTTGCCGATTATTTGCGTACTGTATTCACGCCTGGCGTGTCCAGCATGGGACGGAAATTGTCTGACCAGGGGAACCAGGGGGGAGTGCATTGGCCGCAGCTGGCGTTCCTCCGCCGCTTCGTCTGCCAAATCCGTCAGCCACTGGCGGAGGGGGACGCCTTTTTCAGAGGCGGCCCGTTCATATTTCCTCATGCGCTCTTCCGTGATTTAGATC